ACTTTGCCAAGGGCTACAGAATGCACACCAAAGGCTTGGAAGATTCTGATATTATTATTAAGTAACTTTAACTTAGCCACTCTGAGGGGGTGGTTTGCTTAAACTAACTTTAACTAGAGAGAACGAACATGGATAACTACGACCTGAACGACCTGATCGAAGCGGAAATTGATAGACTAGACAATCACGAATGGCTCTTTGAAGCCGAAGACGAGGTAGAAAACGATGAAACTATTTGAGATTAGGAACTTGATAGATGCACTGGGGCAACACTACGCATACGACCCTAACATGACCCCCGCTGAAGCTAAGAGAGTATTGCAGAGAATTCAGAAGGAGAAAGCAGATAAGGCAAAGAAGAAGGTGAAGCGATGAGAGACCCAGAATGGCATCATGGAGACATTGAAGAGCTACCCTATACCGAGGCATCAGCTGAACCGGAAGACGGCTTAGAATGGATTGAGAGCGGTTCTGGAAGGTGCAGAGACAATGACTAGCGACGTATTAGAGGTTAACGCCAACATGGCAGTGGGTGCAGTGATTAACACAGCAATAACCTATTACTTGTTTGACATTACACCGCAGTTTGCTCTAGTATCCACTGGCATATTCTTTATAGCTAGTTGGGTACGTAGCTATGGACTGCGGAGATTATTCAGATACCTAGAGGAACGATGATGATTACATTAAAGGAGCACCACATACAAAAGGCGGCAGAGTTGAATGCTTTGCAGTGTGCCGAGTTAAACGAGGGAAGAGAAGATATGAATACAGCAGAGATGATAACCTACCACATGAACAGAGCTGTGGAATTGAGGGCGCAAGAGATCGTTGAGGACAGAGAAGAACCTAAGTTGTCAGTGTTTATTATATTCTTTGTTGTAGGCTTAGCTGTTGGCTTAGTGATCGGAGGGGCTATAGCGCCTTTGCTACTATGAAGACTCTAGAGACTAAGAAGACTGAAGAGTTAATCATTAAGAGAATGTTATAAATGATTACTGAAGAGATGTAAGAGTGTGCTTTTAAACTATGGAGTATATAATAGCACGTTTCAACTGAGAAGTCAAGAGCACTGACTAAACTAATTAGAGGATTGAACAATGAGTTATTACAAATGGGGTTATCACTGGAGCATAGATGTTATGAATGGTTTAGGCTTATCAGTCGAAGCGGCAAGCTCTAGAGCAACTTGGTTCGTCGATGAAGAAGGGCTTGGCTGTTGTGCTTTCAGCGGCATTGTGGTACAATTAGCTTGCTTTGTTTTTACTATAGGCAACCCAGTAGATATTGAGGAATAGATATGGCAGATTATGCGGCAGTTAAACAAGCTTGTCCTGATTGTGGTAGCAGTGATGCACTGGTGGTGAACGATAACGGTTCTACCAAGTGCTACAGTTGCGGTAAGTTTACGCGATCATCAGAGGCTACCATCACTATACCAGAAGACTATACACCTAAACCTAAGCAGGACTTCAGCGCAGTAGAGATGCTACTGACCACTGGCACATACACAGCAGTTAAAGACAGGGGTATTACACAGAAGACTGCCCAACTATACGGATGCTATGTAGGTACAGATGCTGTTACAGGGTTAGACAAGACGTACTTCAGCTACCACAAACCAGACGATGCACACACACCAGTAGCCGCTAAGGTTAGAGGTGCTACTACAGAGAAAGACGAAGACACCGGAGAGTTAGTAACTAAGAAAAACTTTTATAACATCGGAGAGTTGGCACAGACAGGCCTCTACGGTCAACACTTATTCTCTGGCGGTGGTAAGTACATCACCGTTACCGAAGGAGAGTTTGACGCTATGGCGGCTTATCAGATGCAAGGTAGTAAGTACCCTTGTGTGTCTATTAAGAATGGTGCTAGTGGTGCTCTCGCAGATTGTAAGGCGGCTTATGAGTGGCTTGATACGTTCGACTGTATCGTCATAGCCTTTGACGCAGACGAGGCAGGTACTAAGGCGGCAAGAGAAGTGGCTGAGCTGTTCGGTGGTAAGTCCTCTGTGATGAAGCACACCAACGGTTACAAGGACGCTAACGATTACTTACTAGCTGATAAGGTAAGAGAGTTTACAGCGGCATGGTGGGCGGCTGAGAGGTTTGTACCGGACGGCATCATCAACGGTGCTTCACTATGGGATGAAGTTTGTAAGCCGCTAGAGAAGGCGGCAGTGATGTATCCGTGGGAAGGCTTGAACGATCTAACCTATGGCATACGTAGCTCTGAGTTAGTTACAGTGACAGCGGGTTCAGGCTTAGGTAAGTCGCAGTTCTTAAGAGAGATTGTGTGGCATATCTTGCAAGAGACTACAGACAACATCGGCCTCTTGTTCCTTGAGGAGAATGCTAGGAAGTCTGCCTTAGGTATGATGTCCCTAGCGGCTAACAAACCGTTGCACCTGCCTACTACTGAGTCAACAGAGGACGAAAGATATGAAGCATTCCAACAGACTATGGGTACACAACGGCTATTCTTATTCGATCACTTCGGTTCGACCAGTGTGGATAACATTATTGCTAGGGTACGATACATGGCGAAGGCTTTGGACTGTAAGTATATTTTTCTAGATCACGTTAGTATTGTGGTATCAGCAGGGAGTAACGGTGACGAACGCAAAGCACTCGATGAGATTATGACTAAGCTACGCATGTTGGTCAGCGAAACAGGCATTGCATTGTTCATTGTCTCACACCTTAAGCGACCGGATGGTAAAGGTCACGAAGAAGGGGCGGCATCATCGCTCTCACAGCTTCGCGGTAGTGGCGGCATAGCACAGATCAGTGACATGGTGATCGGCTTAGAGCGCAACGGACAGGCTGAGGATATGACAGAGCGTAACACAACACACATCAGAGTCCTGAAGAACAGGTTCTCTGGCACAACTGGTAAGAGTAGTGCATTGCTATTCAATGCTGACACTGGTAGAATGGTAGAGATACCTAACGGAGAGGATACATTATGAGCAGACTAATAGATACGATGACGAATGAAAAGGCTCATGACTTAGTAGAGTATCTAGCAGATGTTAACGTCAGAGTTGTAGAGGCAATAGACGTACTAGAAAAGCTCTTCGCACCTGTATCCCTGCATAAAGAGTTCACCAACCATGGAGAAGAGTTATGAGATGCCAAGCTTGCCAAGTAGCACTGAGCGACTTTGAATCAACACGTAAACATGCAGAGACTAAGGAGTTTATTGACCTATGCAATACCTGCTACGCTTATGTACGTGACGATGTGATAACTATAGAACGTAACGACCTTAGAACAGAAGAGGTTGACTTAGAGTTGGAGGTAGATTATGATGGGTAACTTAGTGTTTGCAGTGAGCCTTGACGGAGAGGTTGATGAGGTGTTCACAAGACGCTGTAAAGCAGAGGCTTACATCGCTTTACAATCTAACCAAAACCTGTACCATATTGATGTGTACGAACTAGACCCGACGGAGGGCAGTGATGGTTAAGATAACGCTTGACATTGAAACGAACATGGCGCATGACACTATCTGGTGTTGCGGTGTCGAGTACGAAGACGGAACAACGGAGATGCACTATGCACCAGAGACTTTACAGCCTGTTATAGACGAAGGTTACGAGGTGATAGGTCACAACATCATAGGCTTTGATGCTCCGGTACTTAAGAGAGTGTGGGACGTAGACATTGAACCCACTAACCTGATCGACACGTTGCTAATGAGTCGGCTATACCATCCATCAGTAGAGGGCGGTCACAGTCTAAAGGCATGGGGTAAACGTATCAGTGATAACAAGGGAGACTTCACTGACTTCGACGGTGGGCTGTGTCAAGAGATGATAGACTACTGCCACCAAGATGTAGCACTGACGGTCAAACTCTACCGTCACTTGGTAGCTGAGCTTAAGAAGTCTAAGTTCTCTGACGAGTCTATACAACTGGAGCATGACGTAGCTCTTATCATACAAGAGCAACACGACAACGGCTTCAAGCTAGACATTGACAGAGCAACGCAGATGTACATGGATTTTGAGCGACGTTTGG